TGTTAGGTGTTGTTACAGCAGCAGAATCTCAAAGAGAAATCTTAATAGAAGGAACCATCCAAATATCAGGTTCAGCTTTATCAAGTGGGATAGCTGGTCAACCGGTTTATTTAAGCGCTGGTATAGTAGGTCAAGTCACTATAACAGCCCCTACAGGTTCAGGTCAGGTTAGTAGAGTAATTGGTTATATCACTAAAGCTAACTCAAATGTAATGTATTTTAGACCAGATAACACTTATACAGTTGGAATATAATGGCTATTAAATCAATAAATGGGGTAGATTTTGCTAATATTAAAAATCTTAATGAATCTCCTATAGGCCAAAATGCTAAAATTAGTGATGTACCTCTTGAAGGTATTGTAACTGATGGTTTACGTTATTGGTTAGATGCTAGATATGGTTATTCATATTCTGGTAGTGGGACTACTTGGTTTGATTTAAGAGAATATACAGGATCACCTGATATGGCTTTAGTTAATACTCCAACTTGGAATGGTAGTACCACACCTAGGAATTTTCAATTAGATGGAACAACTGATGATATGTATACTACTCCAACAGGTTCATATTTCTTTATATCTCAAAGTAATGGGAGTGGGGCTAGTAATAGTGGAATAACAGTTTCAATATGGTTTAAATTTGTCACCTCCCCTACTTATTTAGATGCTATATTTTCTACTGGTTATAGAACATCAGGTTCTTTTTCAGGTCATCCTCTTATTTTAGATTGTAGAAATACTACTCAAAATGCTGTTGGTGGGTTTGCTTATGGTCATCTTAGAAATAATGATTTTGTTAGTGTTATCTATAATAGAACCCATACCACAGGTGTGTGGGTTAATATGTGTGGTACTACTAACTTTACTACTCCAAAATCAGCTTCTATGGCCTTATATGAAAATGCTATTTCTAAAATAAGTGGAGTTAGAACAACACCTAATTTTACTTGGGCTAATTTTAATTGGTTTTCAAGTTCATTAGAAATAGGTAATTTATCTAACTTAGGTAGAAGACCTAATATACAAGTAGGACAAGTATTAATTTATAACAGAGCTTTAACATCTACTGAGGTTCTCCAAAACTATAGTGCTTCAAAAGATTATTATAAATAATGGAAAGATTATACAAAATATACCCAATATCAGAATTTGATAATATAGACTGGGATTTATTCCTAACTGAAAAAGAAACTTGTAGAAAATCACTTGATGAAAGTGAGTTTGTTGTTAAATTAAAAGTCCCCACAATTGAAGAAGGTTATTTAACCCATGAAGAAGCTTTAGAAATTACTAGAAGTACTGAGTGGAGAAATTTAGATCCTTTTCCTCAAAATACTGAGGAAAGTTAATAAAAAAATATTTATAATATATGAAAATATTTAGCCCAACAATATCAGGTTCCTCTCAAGCTTCAGGTAGTTTAACTATCTCAGGTAGTCTTAATGTATCTCAAGGAATAACAGGTTCATTATTTGGAACTGCTAGTTGGGCTATAAATGTTGTTAATGGTGGAGGAGGAGGAAGTACAGATACAGGTTCACTCCTTAAAACCGCCTCAGTTAACTTAAACACTATTACCTTTACAAAAGGTGATGGTTCAACTTTCCCAATTACTGTCAATACAGGATCAGGTGGGGGAGGAAGTGTTGGTACTTTAGCTCAAGTGACAGCTTTAGGAGCTTCTACTACTGTACCTATTACAGCTTCTATAATTAGTGCTTCTTCATTTACTGGTTCATTATTTGGAACTGCTAGTTGGGCTACTAATGCTTTAACTGCTTCATTCTTACCTGTTGGAACTTATAACATAACCTCAAGTTGGGCCCAATCTGCTTCTAATGCTGTTAATGCTAGAACAGCTTCTTTTGTTAATAATTTAAACCAAAATTTATCAATAACTGGGGCTGTTATTTTATCTGGTTCTGCTCTTCCTGAGTTGAGGGTAATTGGAGAAACCCAATTCACAGGGTCAGTAGGATCAACAGGGGGATTTACAGGTAGTTTATTAGGTACTTCTTCATGGGCTACCAACGCTTTAACAGCATCATTCTTACCTGTTGGAACTTATAGTATAACATCCTCATGGGCTCAATCAGCATCTAATGCTATAAATGCTAGAACCGCTTCATTTTTACCTGTTGGAACTTATTCTATAACTTCAAGTTGGGCTACTAATGCTTTAACATCATCCTTTGTAAATAATTTAAACCAAAATTTATCTATAACAGGGGCAGTTGTTATATCAGGATCAGCTTTGCCTGAGTTAAGAGTTATAGGTGATACTCAATTTACAGGTTCAATAAATTCTTTTAATGGGTATACAGGTTCTTTATTAGGAACATCTTCTTGGGCTACTAATGCTTTAACAGCTTCTTATATTTTAAACGCTATTAGCAGTTCTTTTGCTACAACCTCCTCTTATGCTCTAAATGGGGGTGTTACTTCTATAGCTGCTGGTTCGGGTATTTCAATTAACCAATCTACAGGTAATGTAACTATAACTAATACTGGGGGAGGTGGGGGTGCTACATTCCCTTACACAGGTTCAGCTATAATATCAGGTAGTTTAATAGTAACAGGCAATTTAGATACAACTCAAGGAGGTATAGATGCTATTAGAATAAAAGAAACATCTCTAACTAATGCAGGCCAATATGATAGAGGAGTAACCTTAGCAGATACTTGGTCATCTTCAGGTCCTACCTTAACAGCTGGTAGAGTAGTATATTTATCAGGAAGTGGTCAGTGGGCTGAAGCAGTAGCTAGTGCTACAGGTAGTAGTACAGGTGTTTTAGGAGTTGTTACAACAACAGCTAATCAAAATGATATAGTGTTACATGGTTTAGTTAGAGTTAGTCAAAGTTTAGCAGGATTTACTAATGGAAAACCAGTTTATTTAAGTCCTTTAACAGCAGGAATAATAACAGAAACTCCTCCTTCAACCGCAGGGCACGTTGCTAGATATGTTGGTTATGTTATAGATTCAGGCAGCAGACAGATTTACTTCAACCCAGATTTTACTTGGATTCAATTATAAAAATTATAAAGTTATGCCTTCATATATAAATGGGATAGATACAACATTAATAACAGGCTTAGGACAAATAGGAGTATCACCAACCTCATCTGTAAATATACCTACTTCAGGCACTTTAGGAGGAGGTGGGTATACTAGAACTGCTTTATTAACTGGGGGAACTTCTCCAGCTCCTGATTTTTATAGGTTAATTACAAGTTCTGTTTTCTCTAAAATAGAAATACATAACCAAGCTGTTTTTCTCCTTTCTTCAAGTGGTGAACTTTTTAGTATAGGACTTAGTAGTATATATACAGGTACAGGGACTACTTCTTTTGCAAAGGTAACAACAGGTTCTAATGGGTGGACTGATATATCAGCTGGTCAAAATTTTGCTATAGGAATATGTGATGGTAAATTATTTGCTATTGGTATTAATAGTAGTGGCCAATTTGGAAATGGAGGTACAACTTCAGTTTTTAACAACTTTACTGTTGTTAATTCAGATACAGATTGGACAAAAATTTCTTGTGGAAATGCCCATTCAGTAGCAATAAAAGGAGGAACAATTTATACAGCTGGGAGTAATGGTAATGGAAGAACCGGAAGAGGAACCATATCAGGTAACACAACAACATGGTCAACCCTTTCAGGATCTCTTTCAGGTAGTACAGGGTGGACTGATTGTAGTGCAGGTAATGAAACTACCTTAGCTATTTCTGGAGGGAATATATTTGGGACAGGTGAAGCAGGAGCTTATCAATTAGGAAATAATAGTACTACTGATTTACTATTTTTTACTTTACTCTCAGGAAGTGGTATATGGTCACAATCTTTTGCTTTTGGAAACTTTTCAAAAGCTATAACTACTAATAGTTTTCATTATCACGCTGGGGCTAAATCATATGTTACAGGAGATGGATCAACAGGAGGCACATTTCTAACTTGGTCTAGAGTTGGGTCAGATGATGGGTGGTCATATTTTGCTGGGGAAAAGTTTTCAACTAATACTCAATATGGAACTATAGGTATTAAAAGTGGTAGTTTATTTTATATAGGCCAAAATGGTTTGGATGCTTGGAAGCCTAACTCAACATTTACAGGATATATAACAGGTAGTAATCATGCTACATGGATGCCTATTTTAACTTCAAGTAGAAAGTGTACAGCTGCTTATGTTGGAGGATCTGTTACTAATGCTACTTTAATTATGAGTTTACAACCTCTTTAATCATTAGATTGGCCTCACCTAAATAATTTTTTAACTTCAAACTAAATGTTTTGGTTAATAGAAACAAAAGAGAAGTTAAGAGAGTTTAGGGAGAAAAAGTTTAAGAAAGTATTTGTAGAGATAGTTTCCTTAAATAATAAAATTCATCCTACACAAAATGACATTTCTTGTTTATACATTAGAGAAATAGAGGACATTAAAGGATATTTAATATCTATTAACCATAACGATTCTCTTCCTATAGATATACAATCTATCTATCAACTATTCCAGGAATATGAGGAGATATTTGTTAGGGATAAGAAGGAATTTTTACACTATTTTATATTGAGGCAATTGAGTGACCTACACTTCATCTCGCCTACAGATATACAAGTGTCACTCCCTGTCTATGACCATTTCTATAAACAATATTCTAACATAGGTAATATAAACTCAATCATTCCTATAGTTAAACATTATGAATATTGTGAGCTAATATTTTCTCAGGTAAAACATATTTTTAACCTTGAGAAACCACCATACTTTGAATTTTATAATAATAAAGCCACTTCAGTATTTTGGTGGATTGAACAAGAAGGTATTAAAGTAGATCCTATTTTATTTAAGGAACACTTTGGGATTGAGACAGATAAAACATTCACTCAATTCAATCTTAAAACTACTACAACTCGTCCTTCAAATAGTTTTAATAATATTAACTATGTTGCTTTAGATAAAAAATCAGGTTGTAGAGATGCGTTTATAGCGGAAAATGATTTCTTATTAGAAATAGATATTAGTGCTTATCATCCTACTATTATAGCCCAAATGGTTGGATATAAGTTTGAACATGATGATATCCACCAATCATTTGCTGAGATGTATGGGGTTGATTATCAAACTTCTAAAGAACTTACATTTAAACAATTATATGGTGGTGTATTTGAAGAATATAAAGAGTTAGATTATTTTAAAAAAGTAGACCAATACTTAGAAGATTTAAATTCTAAAGAAGAAGTAGTTTGCAAATCAGGATATGTTTTTAAAACTAAGGAGTTAAAAAAACAAAAACTACTTAACTATATTCTCCAAAATACAGAAACATATTATAATATTCTTATTTTAGAAGAAATAATAAAAATTATTAAAAGTAAGAATACTAAAATAATTCATTATACCTACGATTCTTTTTTATTTGATGTAGATAAAACTGAAAAAGATACAGTTGAGACTATATTAAAGGTTTTTGATATTTATGATTTTAAGGTAAAAATGTCTTGGGGGGTCAGATACGGTTCTCTAAAGTCCGTGTAATATGTATACCCCGGATATTAATCACACATTTCCCTAGATCAAGATCAAAAATTAAATGAATAATAAATTATTTTGCACTTTTACTACGCTAGAGGGTTTGGATGACCTAGTGCAAGAAATACAATATAATTACGACATACTTTATAATAAAATTTTTATTCTTTATATAAAAAGTAATGATGAGTATGTTTGTACATACAACGTAGACCCCGCTAGTATGAATAATGTATTACCTAATACCATACTAGTTCATAGAAAGAAAGAATCTAATACGCTTTATACAATAAATGCGTTAAATGAGTTAATAAAACGATTAAATGGAGGAGTTGTTGATATTTATTATAAAGTGAATTGGCAGCATTATAAGAATACTATATTGTTGACTCAACATAATGAATTGAAACAACTAAAAACTAAAATACATCAAATAATAGAATTATGAATAATTTTGACTTAAGAAGGTATTTGGCTGAAGGAGGTTTAAGAGCCAAATTAAACGAAAACTTAGACCCAGACCCTGAGCTCTATCCTGATGGTTATGACTTTGGAGATTTAGATGAAGGAGAAGATAAAGATGTAGAAAAAGTAGCTAAACTTTTCCTTGAAGAAGGAGATGATGATTCTATGGAAGAAGCTATGACTGATGAAGAAGTAAACGAATCTTTCTTAGATGAAATGGCTCGTACATCAAATACTTTTATGTTATATAAAGACGCTAGCGCAGCTGATGTTAGATCTTTCATGAATAAAGTTAATAACCTCCTCAAAACCTATAAATCCCCAGGTCAGAAAAAGCCAAAGAGCAGATTTACTCCTGAGGACATGGATAGATTAACTAGTGTCTTAAAGAAAGCAAACTTTACTTCTAAAGAAGTATTAGACGCCATTGAAGGGTGGAATAATTCAGCCCAAGCTAATACCTTTCTTAAAGTTCTTCAAGATAAAGGATATATCGCAATTACCTCAGAATTAAAGAAATTTAGTAAGCCTGAAAGAGATCCTAATGCTCCTGAAACCAGAGGTAGAAAAAAGAAAGTAAAAGATGAGGATGAGGATACTAAAAAGAAAGATAAAGAACCTACTGACGCTCAAATAAAAAAAGCAGCTAAAAAAGCTGGTTTAGATGAAAATGATAGATTCTTAAATGAATTTTTGTCAAAAAAAACTTTAAATGAAATTCAATCTGAAGAAGAAGTTGCTGATTTGTTAGATGATTTCTATCAAGAAAGAATAAACACTTACCCAAATGTTGAAACATTTGCTGATGAAGTAAGAACAGCTCTAGATGCCCTTACTATGAAATACAGCAATGATGTTGATATGTAAGTAAAAATAAATATAAAAAAGAAGGCCAACTTAGTTTGGCCTTTTTTGTCTTATATACTATATTTAAAGGAAAAAAGTTACATCATGGATTTAAATGCAATTAGAAGTAAGTTGAATTCCCTTCAACAACAACAAACTAAGGGAAGTGGAACTGACAAGAATCTATTTTGGAAGCCAAGTGTTGGAAAACAAGTAGTTCGAATTGTTCCAAGTAAGTTTAATAAATCTAATCCCTTTAGTGAGGTATATTTTCACTATGGAATTGGAGCTCGTACAATTTTGTCTCCTATCAATTATGGAGAAAAAGATCCAATTGTAGAATTTGCTAAACAACTTCGTCAAACAAGTGACAAAGAAAATTGGCGGTTGGCTAAAAAATTGGATCCCAAAATGAGAGTATTTGTACCTGTTATTGTTCGAGGTGAAGAACATGAAGGTGTAAAATTGTGGCAATTTGGTAAGGCTCTGTATCTTGAAATGTTGAGTATGGCAGATGATGATGATATTGGTGATTACACTGATATTATGTCTGGTCGTGACATTACTGTAGATACAATTGGCCCTGAATCAACTGGTACTGCTTATAATAAATCATCAGTTAGAGTTCGTACTAAACAGACTCCACTTTCTGAAAATAAATCAGAAATTGAGAAGTGGTTGGATGAACAAAAGAATCCAATTGATTTATTTAAAAAGCATACTTTTGATGAAATTAAAGGTTTCCTTCAAGAATTTTTGAATCCTGAAGATGAAGCCAAAGAGGGAGACATCATTGATGATGAAACCACAGTAGATGATGATGATCTCCCTTTTGATAAAGGGGTGTCTCAAACTAATTACAACTTGAAGGCACCCCTAAAACAAAACAAACTCGATAAATTTGACGAACTCTTCAGCTAATGGCGAGAAAAAAATCACTAACTGAAGCGGTCTCTTCAGAATTACAATCAGGATTTGACTTAAATAAATTTAAGGAGAAAAAACTTCTTAAATCAAATGTTAAATTTAAAGACCAAGCTTGGATTCCTCTTTCTCAAGCGTTTCAAGATGTAACTTCAATTCCTGGTATCCCTATGGGTCACATAACCTTACTTAGGGGTCACTCTGATACAGGCAAGACAACCGCCTTGATTGAGGCGGCTGTCTCTGCCCAAAAGAGAAATATACTTCCAGTATTCATCATTACAGAGATGAAATGGAATTGGGACCATGCTATGCAAATGGGACTTGAAGTTGATCTTAAAGTAGATAAAGAAACAGGTGAAATAAATGATTATGAAGGTTTCTTTATTTATGCTGACAGAGGATCATTAAATACAATTGAAGATGTAGCAGCATTTATTTTGGATTTAGTAGACGAACAGAAGAAAGGTAATTTACCTTATGATCTATTATTCCTTTGGGATTCTATTGGATCTGTTCCTTGTGAACTTTCAGTTCGTTCTAATAAAAATAATAATGAATGGAACGCTGGAGCTATGAGTACTCAATTTGGAAATAATGTTAACCAAAAAATTCTACTTTCAAGAAAAGAATCATCACCATATACTAATACATTAGTTTGTATTAATAAAGTATGGACAGCTAAAGCTGAAACACCTATGAGTCAACCAAAATTGATGAATAAGGGAGGTTGGGCTATGTGGTTTGATGCTACTTTTGTAGTAACATTTGGTAACATTTCTAATGCTGGTACTTCTAAAATTAAGGCTATTAAGGATGGTAAACAGGTAGAGTTCGCTAAGCGTACTAATCTACAAATTGATAAGAATCATATCAATGGTATAACTACTAAAGGTAGAATTATTATGACACCTCATGGTTTTATCAATGATACTGAAAAAGAACTTAAAGTTTATAAAGACGCCCACTCAAAGGAGTGGAGTCAATTACTTGGAGGTATGGATTTTAATGTTATTGAAGAAGATTCAGAAGACATTCAAGACATAACTTCATACACTGAAGAACCAGAATAAAAATGGGCAAAAAAGAGTACCTTGAAATGCTCAATAAAATTGAGCAGGGGAGTGATTCACCCCAATTAAACAGACACGATAGGGTC